ACTCACCGTAGCTACCACGGTCAGGCCATTCTCTGCGGATATATACCTCGTCCTCCTCGGATACCCCAGCCCACAACGCCACGTAGTTCCTTGCAAATGCGGGGTCAACTACCTGATACCATGTGAGTTGTTTAGTATCACCAGGGAACACCATGTTGTACTTATTGGGCTTATCGCTGAGAACATTAATCTCAGGGCTAAAGTTCGGTAGCAATGAGGTCATGGACTTAGTTGGTAAGCCATAGGCACGTACCATTATCTTGTCCTCGCTCTCATTGCGGAGGTCCTTGGCTATTCGGTCATAGCCCCCGAAAGGATTCTCGTCCGAGTGCAGGTACACAATCCCAGCATCACGCTCAGGACTGTACTGCTCCACTGGGACATCGCGGCCAAGCAGTTCTGCGTGTCGCGTCTTCAGGGTTTCTGAACCCTTCAGATACTCATTTACAAAAGGGGTGTATCCGTCTATGGGTGTAAAGCCGAGAAGCATCTTGCTGTTTCGCGTGGCTAGACGGAAGCGGAGGGTGTTGACCAAAGCGGCATCGCCCAGGTACTCATCAAGCCATGCTCCTATGTTCAGGCCCTTGGGGTTCCTGAATCCGAACTCGAAGCCCTCAAGGATAGTCTGGTTATTACTGAACTGCGTATATGTCTTGAAGTCCACACGTGTCCGCGTATCGGGGAAGATGAAGCTACTCCCCGTGAACCCGTTCTGCATACTGAAGTTGATGTACCCGTCAATGCTCTTAGTTTTGCGCCTGAACTCCTTGGGCATCATTTCCCATACCGCAGCCTGCTGGACCTTTACGGAGGTGTCAGCGTTCTGTGAGAAGCATACAACGTAACCGTCCATCTCGCTGGTTACAGCCTCCATTAACATTTTGGCGCATCCTGTGGTTTTACCTGAGCGGTTACCTCCGAACGTAATTACCTCATCGTATTTGCTGAGGGCGTTTCTCATCCTGGACCATCCCGCCAAATCGAACCCATGTCGAAGTGGGTCCTCCTCGGCCGCACGGATGCGTCCCTCGTGCGCCTCATGGAGGTTTCGCAGAAGTTTAGGGTCCAACTCCCCCAGAGCTATTATCTCCTCGTCAGAGGGAGCCTGGAGGACTGGATGCTTGGTGAAATCAATCATACAGCTTTGCCGTTAACACGCACGTTAACTTTGCGGTCCGTTGGCTTCTTGCTCCAGTCAATGTCATCGTGGTTCTTGCTTTGCTTCTCCTGGTTATGTCCCTTTCGGGGTGCGCATCCTTTTCCCATAATCTACCTCCGTATATGCTCCGTTTAATTTTTGAATGTTATTGATTAAAATGTCAATGATGCGGGCTTGCTTCAGGATGACCTGGTACTGTGCATCAATTCGGCGTTGCTGGCTGTCGAGCTTTATCTCAACTGTATCGAGTTCCTCCCAGATATAATTAACCGAGAAGGATAATGAAACAACGAGGGCTACAAGCAGGACACGCAGGGCATTGGTAATTTTGCGGTTCAACTTACTCTTCCTTCCATTCATCCCCGTCATCCTCGGTTTCCTCGAACTCATAGTCCCAATCCACATCAATCTCCTCTGTGCCAGCGTCCTCCATCATCTCCCTAGCCAGCATCTTGCCGACTGGCAGGTTGGTGTAATCATAATAAATGTCACCCTCGTCATCCATTACCACGAACATAAAGTTCGAGAAGTGTTCAGCCATTAACGCCCGTATGTCGGCGTAAAGGTTGTCGTATTGCTCATCAGTTAGTCTCATCTTCTATTTCTCCTGTTTTGGCGGTTCTGGTAAAGGCATCCAGTGAGAAGGGCTTAAAAAGAAACTACTTTCTAGGCTTATCCATTCCTCCTGCACCGAATCCCAGAGTGCTAATTCAACATTAGCGTCCCAGACGATTATCGTCTCCTCATTCTTTGGAGCCGTTTCAATCGGTTGCCATTCGTTATTAGTATTACTCATCTTCTACTTCTCCTGTGTCTGCGTTAATAATCCTGGCCTTCTCAATGCGGTCCTTCGCCGCCTTGATGGTTGCCTCGTAGTCCTCCTGGGTATATACCTTTCGGTCCTCTGTTATCTGCGTAGCCTCGCCACGCGCCGTCAAAGCCTCCCTTGCTGAATTAGCCTTTGCTATTGAAAGTTCCTTGAGGTCCTTGAAGGATACCTCCATTTTTGGGTCCGTCTCCATTCTATCCCGCACCTTCTCAATTAGGTCCTCCTCCAAGCTACTAAGGTTCAGGTACGCTTTCGCGGCTATGCGCCCCGATAGGTCCTTGAACTTGCCGAGGTGGTCGGCGTAGTCCGCCAGGACGGATATAACAGTCTCCCTGTCATAGCCGTATTTGCGAACGAGCCTAGTCTGGGAGGAACCAGTGCTGTACAGATACAATAGCTTCGCTACCTTTTCGGGGTCATATACGCTGAGGCTCTTGATTTTCAGGCACTCCTTCTCAGCAGCTACCTCGCGGATACTGTCCACGATGTCCTGCATTAGTTCTTCTTTCTCCTCCATTGTCCTAGATTAGCATTGCTAATAACATAATGTCAAGGGTATTAATGCAGTATTTTCTACTTGACGTTGTTAGCCCCCATGATACAATCAAAGCCTACCATAAGGCAGCAACATCATACGGCTTCTACTTCATAAGAATAAATACAAAGTAAGAGCCATAGGACTTGACTGACCATGTGAAGGGCTACCTTAAGGAAGGGCAGCCATAAGGTAGGGCAATCAGCGGTACGCCGAACTAGGGCCAGTACCGCCCTATGAGCCAGCTATTTTTTTGAGGCCCGTTTGTTATATATATATGTATGACTGCCCCGTTGCTTGACTCCCCTCCTCCCCCAGCCTAGCCTGCCAGTGGTGAACATTCGTGCAGTAGTGAACATACGTTCAGTATATAAGTTTTGCTTATGCCAAGGCTTCCCAGTATTACAGCTTCTTACATGAGGGTTTTTTTCTTTTTGTGAAAGGGGGATATATCGTGCCACAAGGTTGACGCATCAAACTCTACTCTTTGACTACTCAAATTTAGGGGGCGGAATAGAAAGGGCAAGCGCAAGGCGCGTTTCAATTATTTGGATTTTTGCGGGATAGGCGGTTCAAAACTAGTGATTGTGCTGCGACCGCCTTTATGATAAATTGTAGTCCTAACTTAATTATTAACCAATAAATAAAATGATTAAAGCAATTATCAATGAATCCAGCACAAAAGTAACGGTAACCTATGATTACATCGGTCACAATTATCCCGGCACAAATTACACAAAGGTGTTTGGCTCCTCCTCAGAGTTTTATGAATGGCAAAACGAAAACGGAGACGTATTTATCTGGCACGTTGCCGGACTGTACCGCTAAAATTAAGCTTTAACCTATAAATTAACCTATAAATAAATAAACATCATGAAAAAATCCTACACAAAGACATTCGCGAATGAGGAACACCTTAAAATCTGGTGGAATACTTTCAAGGGCGACCTTGCATTTTGCTATGAGGTCGGAAGTCCCGGGGAATTCAAAGTCCGCTTTTCTCTCAAGAATCAATAACAACCAACCTATAACATAAATAAATAAATACATATCATGAAAAAAATTACTGAAACAATCGCAAACGCCTTTGCACAAGGGCGCAACAAATCACTTGGCAACACCGCAACACGTGACAACGCTTTCTATTTGCACGGTAACAAGATTGCGGAAAAGCGGGGAGACGGCGTTCATATGTCCCTTGCTGGGTGGAACACCGTTACAACCAGGGAACGTTTAAACGGCATTGCCCAGGTGCTTGGCTTAGATGCAAGCTTTACGCAAAAAGCATTTGAGCCTTACTTGAACGGTAAACGGATTGAAGCTTGCGCTTGGCATAAAGTGTCCTAAACATTAACCATAACAAATAAATACAATGAAAAATAACCTAGTAACAGCGACAATCCCTTTTGCGGGATTTTATGACAGCGTTTATTCTTACGAAATCGACAGCACTATTGAGCGTGAGACGGAATATTACAGCGAGCGTTTCAACCTAAGCGAAAGCGAAAGCGAGATTCTAGAAAGCGGGTATCTCAACAAGGGATACGGTGATTTTTTGCAAGGTATTGCAAAGGATTACTCCGAGGGCTTCTTGTGTGAGGTTGAAAGGGAAACTGGAATTGAATTGAAAGCGCAATTTGAAGTAATGGAAAGCCCGCGTGAATATAACTTCCGAGGGGATACATTGTTTATTCAAATGCCTGAACAGCAAGCACTTGCATTCATTCAATACGTAATCTCAAATCATAAAGAGGAACTACAGGAACTGATAAGGAAACGCTTCACCAGTCAAAGCGGGTTTATTTCATTTTACGAAAATACCTTAGAGGCGTGGGGCGACCCTATCGAGTGGGATTGCAACCAGCTAGGGACTTGCTTTGAAATTTTCGCTTATCTTGAGGGTGAAATTTACGATGCTTACTCACTCGATGAAAGCATAAGCAACGGCTTATGTGAAACCCTAAGCGATGAAGCTAACGCTTTACTGGACAAATGCTTTGAAGCGGAAGCGATTGCGGAAGCTAACGAAAAGAAGCAGCTCAAGCTAGCATTTTAACCCGCAAACCTAGCAACCCTAGCAAATAAATACATGAAACATTACAAGACAGAGCAAGGAAACACTTATATAATTGACGGCATTTTCGCCTTTATCAAATTTGGAGGCGAAAGGCTTACTTACTGGGAAAGCCTCGAGGAATTGGAAACGTGGGTCGATTGCCAATCCTAACCCGCAAACCTATAACAAATAAATACATGAAGGATAAAATTCAAGATGCAATGCTCGCTATAATCCAAACTAGGGATTTTTGCGGGAATGAAAACGAAGCCTTAAAAAGCTGGCAACATGAAAACGGCAAACTGACAGACCATCAAAAAAATCAAGTGTGGGATTCAGTTGAGCAAGAGTGGAAAATTTCGCAACTAAAGGCAAACGTTAAAAATGCTTTAACGGACGCTGAAAGGTTACAAGCCTTTAAAGATGTTGAAAATCAATAACCCGCAAACCTAGCAACCCTAACAAGACCCGCTTTCGAGCGGGTTTTTTTATGCTGTCAATCCAGGGATTGAAAAGCTAGGGGCATTCATGCCCTGCCAAGACGCAAGGGGTAATGGCAATATTTCCCTGCGTATACGCAAGTATTTGGCTTAAATTTGCGATATACGGGGCTTTGATTTGCGATAAGGGGTAAGGGTAGGGTAAAGGGGTAAAGGCAATCCTAGGGGCATTTACGTGCAAGCAATAGGCAATACGCAAAAATGGAAGCCCTTAACCCAAGGCTAACCCAAGCATAACCCAAGGCTAACCCAAGCAAGCCCTTGGGGTAACCTATGGAAGCCCTTGGGAAGCCCTTGGGAAGCCCTTGGGAAGCCCTACCTTATGGAAGCCCTACCTTATGGAAGCCCTACCTTATGGCTAGTCAAGCCTTATGGCTCTTACTTATTTATATATAAAAGAAAGGAAAAACCATAAGGAATAACTGGCGTTAAGGCTTGGCTACCTTAAGGAAGGACTGCCTTAAGTAAGGGCAATGAAAAAACCCCTGTCAAGCTTAAACTGCAAGATAGTTTCAGAAATTTGGATTAATGAAAATTAAAAGTTTCAAAAGTAGTGATAGACGGGGGCGGGAATTTATGGTTTAATGCAATCGTTCAATAGGAACAAACCAATAACCAATCAATAAATAACACCATGAAAAACGACATCGACAACCTAGTAAAAGGCGGGGAGCGTATCTACGAATCCGCGCTTGCAGTCCTAGCCTGTGCCCTGGGCGCAAGCATTATCACAATCCTAGCAATCCTTATTGCACAAATATAATGAAACATGAAATAACAAACGATTACTACCGCTTGGCGGCTGGCTTCTACCAGTCCGATGAGCTGCCCGAAAACTACCTAGCAATGGAGGATGAGGACTTCTATGGGTATCTTGAGGAATACGCATGGCAACCCTTTGAGGGACACAGGGGCGAGAACATCGCCCTTTTCATAGAGAATCTTTCCGTTGCAATGGAACGCATCGCAAGAGAGACACGCAAAAAAACCCTTGACGAAGTAAAGGACAAACTCAATATCAAATAAACTACCAATACATACCATGACTAAAATCGATAAAACAGAAATACGAAAGTTACTCATTGAGTTCGATGGGGACATTGAGAATGAGGACGTTGACCTCGGAGGCGTTCACTTCCAGAACAACGGCAGGGAATACTCCCTTGATACCGCAAAGGTAACTCGATAC